AGTAGGCACCAATGCCAGAAGTCATTCCAAAACCATCAATCTTATTAGCTAGTTCGCCATTTGTTGACAAGTAACCGACTGTGACTACAGAACCATCTTCAATCTTACGACCAACTGTTCCATCACCAAAATAGATTTGATACTTTCCACCTTTTGATTCTTGTAAATAGAATACGGAAGAATCTGCACCAACATCCAAAATATCGGTAACTTTATTATAAACTGTTGTGGATGTATTACTTACTGATGGTCTTACTGATACAGTAATTGTGGATGTATCAATGTCAGTATCAGGTAAAGTAAATATGGATTTTGGATTAGCACTCTCATCATAATTGAAGGTATAACTCATCAGCTGACCTTCTTTAATCTCCAAGTTTTCGAAATAATAACTTGTGTCAGATTTGGTAACTGTAACGCCATCCATAACAACAAAACTAAAAATTCTCTTATCGACCAGTTTTGAATTAAAGACGTAACCTTTTGGTATAGTCAATGTGTCTAATGTTGTATTGCCGCTATTGATTGTTAGGTTGATAGATGCAGTTGCAGCTGTCTTAGAATAAGGCACATAGCCTAATGTTTTGGCATGAGAAACCACGGAATCACGCAACAAGGCAGTATCTAAGAACGCTTCATTGGCAACCATGTTTAGATAGTAGGCATTGTAGTGCGTATTGTAAGCCAAAAGGTTAACCAAAACATTTAAACCTGAACCTTCAAAATCATAATCTTGGAATTCAGTTTGTTGTTTTAGGAATGATTTTAGGTTAGTCTTGATTGTATCGAAATCAAGGTCTGTTACCTGTAAACGATTTTGTGCCATTTATCGTACTCGTTCTAAGAAAAATTGTATTGTTACTGGTTCGGTTCTGTTAATAATGTAAAATTCCATTGCAACTCTAAAACCATTTTTATCATAATCAGGCAAGACTTGCACTTTTGAAACACTAACTCTAGGTTCAAAGTTTCTAACAGTCTCGGTTATCTCTCTCTGTACAAGAGTGGCGGATACTGGATCCAAAGGTTCAAAGAGTAGCCTTTGGATATTAGAACCAATCTCTGGTTGAAATGGTACTTCATAGTGCTGAGTCAGTACCAAATTCTTAATGGAATTGATTACCGCCATCTCAGCAGTATGTTTATTGATATCTTTTCTGATTGGATGAATCTTAAAATTCAAATCCAAATCACGATATTCTCTGGAGTTTGTGGTTGTTGCTATTGCCATTTTCTATTTATTCAACCTATCCTTGATAATAGTTTACTTGAACCAATATAATTTTTAATTAAAAAGTCTTCTGTTTGGCCTGTGTTACCAACACCACGAGCTTGTTTATAGTCAGTCAATATAGCCAATGAATTCTTATAAAACTGTTCATCATGGACTCTACGTGTATAGAGAATGGAGTTAGCAGAATTAGCTGTGGTTGCTATGGCATTTACTGTATTGAATGTCAGGTTAGAAGTTCTGATGAACGGATCCATTTCACTACCAGAACCTGAAATTGAGATGCTAGCATTTATCGTATTAGCATATGTGGACATTGTATTGTAGATTGATATCAAATCATTAGCCACAAATAAACTTGTAAAGTTTCCCATAATTGGTGCATTGTTAGAAACACCTTCTGTTTGGTAAATCAATGAAACTACTGCTTTGCCTGTCTGAACGGCAGTTTCATAATGTGGTAAATTTGCAACACCTTGGTCAGATGATATTGTTATAGAAGTTATGCCAGATATACGATTCGTGTGAGCAAGAAAGTCACCAGCTTGTGTATTACCTGTTGCACTATTACTGATATAACCAAGCGTGCTACGAATTTGAGTCCAAAGACCTGTCAAGTTACCAGAACCTTGTAGTGAGTTCGCAACATTCACCAAATTATTGGATACACTCCAAATGTTACTTGTGACATTAGCACAAGGGTTGATAAAGTATCCACCAATATCATTATTAGCCATATCTGCGGCTTGCCAAGGTGTCAACATTTTCGGCATAGAATCCAATGTGGTTTTCACCTCGGTCGACAACTCACTAATAACTGAATTAGTATCTGTAAAATTATAATTTAATCGGGAAAACAAAGAAGGCATAATATAATCCTTAAATCATTGGACCAGAAATTGGTGGAGAAGTTGGGCCTTTAGCCATGTGGATATGTGTGTCAAATATTTTAGTGTTAATCATATCCGTCATCAATACTGCTGACATTGTACCGAATGAACCAAGTGGTGCTTTTACTTCCAAAGCAGCAGTCACAGAACCTGGACTAGCAATTGGAAAACCTACAGCTAAACCACCAAGTAGAGAAACAAAACCAGCAGGTCCTGCGTTAACACCAAGACCTGCGGCAACCCAATTCTCACTCGTAATGTTAGTAGCAGAAATACCACCATTAACAGACAAGTCACCTTCAAGTCTCATGTGGTCTCCAGTAACTAATCTTAGAGAACCAAGAAAATCGGAACCACAACCAACAGTCATATCACCATCAGATAAAATTCTCGATTCTCCCTTAACGACCTGAGTGTAATCGCCTTTGACAACTTGTTTCAAATCACCTTCAATCAATTCTGTTTTATTGCCCTTAACGTTGACAATAGCATCACCTTCAATAGTGATGTTACAGAATCCAGTAATGTGAACATATTTGTTGCCTGCAATGATTTCGTAACCATCACCTTCAATTTTATGTGTCTCGTCACCATTGGAATGCATTTCAATGAATGTGCCTGTTCTGTGGTGAATGCGGATACGTTCACGGTCAAACGTATCATCCAATTCAAATAAGTGTCCTGATTTTGTTTGTGTAACGTTATTGTCAGGATACTTTGGAGGATTTTCTACCGAGGCCTCAGATTCTCTTTGTCTCCAACTATAATCTGGTGGAGAATATTCATTAGTGATTGCCATATTATTTAAGCCAGTTTCGCATTAGTTGAGTCTGTAATATTAGCATTAGAAATAGCTGTTGCTTCTGTTGATGCTGTCAAAGACGATGTAGATGGCACCAATGAACTGTATGCTGTAGGTGATGCCATGTAATTTGTGAAAGCAGTTTCAGATGCTTTAATGTCGGCCGCACTTGATGGTGCCACAAGAACTGCACCTAATTGTTGTGGTGTACTGGCCAAAATGGCACCTTGTTTTGCAACTTCGGCAATTTCAGTACCAACTTCATTAATAGCAGTGGCCAATTCCTGTATATCAGAAACTAAACCAATTTCAGCAAAACCAGATGTAAAGCCAGCAAGTAATGACTTGTATAAGTTAGCCAAGCATTGTTGAAACTCAGCTAATAATTTTGCAGGTAAATTTAAAATGTATGTAATCATTGCTTTGATTTGTGCAACAATTCTTAAATAACCAGCAATTGTTTCATTGATATCTTTAATAAACTTAGTAACTTTTTTTATTTCTCTTGCAATATTTTTAGCAATCTCTGTGAGTTTCAAAACTTCGCCAGACCTATCTGTAGCGCCAAGGCTTTTCAATAAAGTTGCAATCGCTTGTTTGATTGCAGCAACAACTTCACTAAATTGTCTTGTTACAGCATTGACAACACGGTCTGTCTCATGTGTGATATCACAAACGTGAATCAATTTTTTATTTGTTCTATCGACACCAGTGCCCGTGACAACACTTCTACCTGTTGGTGCAGTTGAAGGATAACCTTTATTTCCAGCAGGATCACCGGCCGGTTTAACTGGTCTTTTTGCTGTTACCACAAGTTCTGGCACTTCTTCTTCAGATACAATACCAGGAATAACACCCATCACATAACCAAATTGTGCGGAATCAGGATCAGGAAAATACACCAAGACCCAATCACCAAGTTTAGGTGCAGAGGCTTTATCAGAATTGTTTGTTGCAAATAATGGTTGAAACCACGGCAACGTTGTAGTTGGAATTCTTTGTTTATCATCATCATGTACTTCAATAACCCTAACTCTCAAACGATGTAGTTTTAACGGGTCGTCAATATCTTCAATGATACCATGGTACATACCTTGGTGTTGTCTATATTCAGTCTTCATTATTCAAACCATTCCATTTGTTGTTCCATCTCTTGATGGTTTGGTGTATATTCAGGTTTTTCAGTAGAATCTGTTACAGCTTCAACAATAGTCTCAAATCTGTTGTGTCTGATAATATGTCTTGTAGCCAAAATGGCGTATTTACCTTTTAATGTAATATCAAAATTATCAGTATCGTCTGAATCAAAACCTCTACGTGGCACATTTAGATATAATGTTTTTCCAGATGTTACTGCAAAATTACCAGGAATAACCAACCTTAAACGTTGACTCACAAAGTTTTGGAGAATCGACTCTCGTTGAAAGATATATTGTTGTGGTGTATCTTGGTTCTGTAAAGGCTCAGGATCATTTTCATTAATGTATGCAGTAGCTTGTCTCTCAGTTGTATCCAAATAAAATATTTTTCTGGAGTTATTCATATCATAGTTACTATTACCATATTTCGTTTGAGATTTTGCTACAATTCTATTTGGATTAGCATGAGCCGAACCTTCGTACATATCATTGAAGGTGTAATTTGTTTTCTTCAACGTTCTAGTTACTGGATCAAAACCAACAACACTACCAGAATACACGCCAGCTCTAGTATTTTTTATGAAATCTGTTTGTGTCATAACCTGCATGTGTCTAACACCAATCATTTCTTCATCTAATGTTCCATCGGGTAAGTTTTTAACAGAGAACGTCAAATTCAAAAGAGGTTCACTGGACATAATACTGTCTAATGTGGTCAAATTGTAACCATCATTATTTTGGAAGAACATAAAATTCGGTTTAGAATTATTATTTAAAGCTCTTTTGACACACCATTGAATAGCATCAAATGGTTTTAAATTTGGTATAACTACCTTATTCAAACCACTTGAAGCGTCATAAACACCAGTTAATGTTGCATTATCGGGTTTTAAATAATCCCTAAAAATAGCCAAAATAATTTCCGTATATGTGCCTTCATAATAATGACTAACTCTTTGTTGCTCTGAAAATATCAATTCTTCGGAAGAAAACTTTAAAATGTAACTCTCACTGGTTTGGTTCATAGCCTTTCTATCAGTTTGGCTATGAACACGGTACTTTCTTTTTATTGGAAATAACCCATCACCTTTATTAATCTCAACCAACATATATTCTGTTCCGTCCAGTAACAATTTCTGTGACAGGCCAATGGCATCAATAATCAACATATTGCCCGATGCACATGGAGTCAGCATGCTATCATAGAGGTTAATTTCTTCAAACATACCCCGTAAATCAACTGAACCAAATTTTGTTACCAGATCCAATCTCTCAATATTGTAATCTGTAGGTTGTAGCAACTTATTTTCACTCATAAGATAGTGTCAGCAATCACTCGTTTAAATTCTTTTTCAACAACATCAACAAGTTCAGGTTTTAGAATTTTAATTGTTCTTTTAGCATCATTGGCTTCAACCTCATATTCATAATACGTCTTAAACTCTTTACTGATATCAATTGTTATTGAATTGTTATCTGGTAATGTGTATGATGTTGAAGATGTTACAACATTAGCATATGTTGCAAAATCAATTTCTTTTTTTATTACTGTTGATTCACCAGAAACCGGTTCTGTTTGTGTTTCAATTCGATAATACGAATGTGTATTCTCTACTGCCCATTCGTAACCACTTTGGCCAACTGCCGCATTTGCAGAATATTTAGCTTCAATATATTTAATAACGTTTCTTTGTGTTAAAGGCCAATCATACATTGGGTCAACAATATCATTAAGGTTCATAACGACCCAATGTTTCTCTGATGAACCATAAACTTTAGCTGCAACAATCTCTGGTGTTTCGCCGTCTTCAACAACATAGTCATAATAAACAGAACTATTCTTCTTAAACTCTTGTTCAAATGAAAATCTTGTGGTGATATTAGTCAAAACATCCAAAGATTCCATTTCGGAATTTGGAGCATAATAGACTTTTGGAAAGTGTTTAAAGTATTTTGCCATTACTCTGCACCTCCACGACCATCTATACCGTTAGAATCGATTTGTGCATATCGTTCTCTCGCTTTTGGATTATAAGAATTTTTAGTAATAATTTCTGTCTCAGTAAAGGATAAGTCTAAACCAATACCAACTGGCATACCTGTTCCACCTTTTGTTGGAGAATTGGAATCGGCCGTTTCGTAGGCCGCAAATGTGCCTGTTGGTGCATAATTAATATCAACATTTGTCAGAACGCATGTTGAGACTTTTGGAATGTTTTCATTCTCTTGGCCATTATACATAAACTGAATATCAAATTC